TGTCACTGTCGATACCAGTGTACTAACCTCAACTGTAAATGCGTCAACTGTAAACTCCTCATCGTTTATTCTAGCAAACGGTGTTGATTTAGTTGTACTCGCGCAAACTGGCGGCACTACTTCGAACGATGCCTATGCGCAAGCAAACTCTGCTCGCGATCAAGCGAATACAGGTTATGGACAAGCAAATGCCGCATATGCTCAGGCAAACACTGCTCGCGGCACAGCCAATGATGCATATGCCCAAGCAAATTCTGCGTATGCTCAGGCAAATAATGGTTATGATCAGGCGAATGCCGCTTATGTACAAGCCAATGCAGCATACGGTCAAGCGAATTCTGCTCGAGACCAAGCAAATACTGCTCGCGGAACTGCTAATGATGCGTATGCAGCCGCAAATAGCAAAGTTGGATCTTCTGGTGATCAAACAATCACTGGTAATGTGACAATTAGTGGTAATCTCGTAGTTACTGGTAATGCTACAACAATCAATGTAAGCAATCTATCAGTCAATGACGCAATCATTCTATTGTCTGCAAACGCAACTGGTGATGCTACTGATATTGGCTTCGTTGGACACTTTGATCGCGGACCAACAGCAACGCATGCTGGTATGGTCCGTATACACACTCTTAATGAGTTTCAAATTTTTGATAATTACGAATTAGAACCAACTAATAATATTATTGATATTGCCAACAACAATTATCGTCTCGGCAATCTTCGTGTTAATACAATTAATGCTAATAGTGTGCTCATTCTTGGAAATGCCGCAGCAACTCAAGCAAATCTAACACTCGCGCACGATCAAGCCAATACTGCTCGCAACCAAGCAAACACTGCTCGCGGTACAGCCAATGATGCATATGATGCCGCTAATACTGCCAACACGAATGGACTCAATGCATATGCTCAGGCTAATTCTGGATATGATCAAGCAAACTCTGCTCGTGGACAAGCCAATACTGCATATGGACAAGCAAATCTATCATATGCCCAAGCAAATACTGCTAGAACAACTGCTAATGACGCTTATGCTCAAGCAAATGCTGGTTATGCTCAGGCTAATACAGCACGCGATACTGCTAATGGTGCATATGAGCAAGCAAATACTGCTAGAACCACAGCAAATGATGCCTATGGTCAGGCAAACACTGCCCGCACAACTGCTAATGATGCTTATGGTGCTGCTAATACTGCCCAAACAACAGCACAAAATGCATATGGTCAAGCAAATACTGCTTATGGACAAGCGAATGACGCTTATGGTCAGGCAAACACTGCACGAACCCAAGCAAATACTGCTTATGGTCAAGCAAATGCAGCATATGCCCAAGCAAATTCTGCGTATGCTCAGGCAAATAGTGCTTATGGTGCTGCTAACAATATTATTAGTGGCGCAACTTCTATTACATTGAAAGCATATAAAGATTTCTTGCAAGCCAATACGAATGTTAACGCTGCAAATACTTGCGACTTATCAGTATCAAATTACTTCCGCGCTGTGATGACAGCCAGTGCTCAATTTACCTTTATCAATGCTCCATCTTCTGGTACTGCTCAACAATTCTCATTGTTGATTATGCAAAATGCTACTGGTGGATATTCTCCAACATTTGCGAATACAGTATACTGGGCGGGTGGGTCAATTCCTCCAGCAACGACTGCAGCAAATGCTCGTGACTTGTGGACCTTCATCACTTATGATGGTGGTTCAACATATTGGGGAACTTTGACGATGAAGGATGCGCGATAAATAGATTAAATTATCTTTTGTGAGTTTGTTATGAAAATCCATGTATTGGTAAATCCTCGCAATCCAACAGGGTTGATGAATCGTGTGGACCCATTTGCTGTCCACGCATACAAATATATCAAACATTTATCGCCGCATTTCCATATGATTCATTATGGAGTTCCAGGCGCACAAGTCGATTGCGAGCATATCGATATTCCAACATTACCAAAAGAAATAAAACGATTTAATGAGATTGCTGGCGAAGAAATTCGCAAGAGAGCAAGCGATGGTGATTTGATTGTTTGTTTCTTTGGCGTTGACAATCAACTCGCATGTGAGATGAATCCAAACTGCAAACCAGTTGAACCTTCTATTGGATATAGAGCCAATGGCATCTTTGCGCCATATCGTGTGTTCACTTCATATGCAAATATGCATATGTTTTATGGCGAGCGCGGAATGCTCATGAGCCCTTCTTGGTTCGATGATGTAATTGGTAATCCATTTACAATCAGTGAATTTGAGTACAATGAAAAGAAAGACGATTACTTTTTATTTTTGGGTCGAGTATGCGAAGAGAAAGGTATTCATCTTGCAATTCAAGCAACAGAAAAGATGGGTAAAAAACTTATCATTGCTGGTCCTGGATCGCTCAAAGCATTGGGATATGAGAAAGTTCCAGATCATGTTGAGGTCTTTGGTGTTGCTGATGCAGAACAACGAAAACATCTATTAAAAAATGCAAAGGCATTGATTGGTTTGACGCATTATGTTGAGCCATTCGGCAATATGATCATTGAGGCTAATCTATCAGGAACTCCTGTGATTACAACTGATTTGTGCGAGATTTTAAATCCCTATTAACTGCAATTGAGAGTATTGATAAGATTGCTTCATTTGATTGTAGAGAATGGGGATTAAATTTCTCTGATGAGGAGATCCACGATCAACATCGTCGATATCTAGAAAAAGTTATAAAGAATAAATTCTATGAATAATCTTTTTATTGTCGGATCCTCAATTCAAACGCGCAATGCACCCTTAACATATAGCCCTGTTCGCACAATCTTTTCGAGCGAAGAAAGATTTCGTCAAACAATCTTTACTGTCAATTCAATACAAGCTGCATTTCCAGAGGCAAAAATAGTTGTTGTTGATTCATCAGACATCTATAAAGAATATCAAGACACATTTCGCTTCTTTAAGAACACTGAGTTTATACCACTAAAAGAATTAGATCAAGAAGCATTTGAAATTGTTAATACGCATCCGAATAAAAGTTTATGCGAATCGTTGTTATTAAATACCTTCTATAAGAAGTTTAGAAAAGAAATAAAACAATATGATTATGTGATTAAAACTTGCGGAAGATACTTTTACTTTCATTTAAATGATGCGCTGTTTAATGTTGAAAATTTAAACAAATTATTTTTCAAACGACCGCTTAATTTCAACTGGGATGATTCTTGGAACTATTCATTTATTGATCGTCGAGCAGAACAAAACAATAATCGCATACATCAATATTGCACGGTGTTATATGCATTCGGCGGCACTCAATTAGATAAAATGATTGATATAAATGAAGCAACAATTCATTTGCTAAATCAAGCCCCAATGAAACATTATGATATTGAAACTTTGTCATATTACTTTACTCGTCCATATGAAAAAGATGTTATTGAAACAGACTGGATAGTTTGCGGATGGGATGGAACTTCTGGTCGATTTATGTATTACTAGGTGAGTTATGAAAACAAATTTAATTGTTACTGACGATTTTTATCAAAACCCAGATGGTGTGCGAAGTTATGCATTGTCTCAACCATTTGAGGTGTCGGGAAATTATCCTGGAGTAAGAACAAAACCATATCTTCCAGACGATCTAAAAGATGCAATTCAAAAAATCATCTTTAATGTTGGAGGGCAGATCACCGATTGGATGGAATATTCTGGCTATACTGGAGCATTTCAAATTTGCACTGCGAAAGATCGCACTTGGATTCATGCTGATAGTTATAATTCTTGGGCTGCTGTGTGCTATCTAACACCGAATGCGCCTCTCTCTGCTGGAACTGCTTTGTATCGATATAAGGAAACGGGCGACTATTTCAGAGCAGATAACACTGCTCCTCATTTTGATGGCTATGACTATACAAAGTGGGATATGGTCGATTATGTTGCAAACAAATATAATCGAATCGTGATGTATCGCGGAAACCTTTATCATGCCTCATTGGACTATTTCGGAAACAATCTCGAAAACGGAAGATTATTTCAAACCTTCTTTTTCAACACAGAATACTAATGAAAATTTTACATGTGATATTTTCTTGCAATCGTTTGCAATACCTAACGAAGACTCTAGATTCTCTTAAGAATCTAGATTATGGAAGTCATGAGGTTACTCGCCTTATCGTCGACGATTATCCAAGAACTCGAAATGACTCAATCTTTCAGTTGCTCGCGAAAACTCATAAAACACTTTTATGGTTGAATACCGAAAATAAAGGTTTATCAGTAACTTGGAGTAACTTTTTTGAATGGCTCAAAACGCAAGATTATGACTATATCATTCATCAAGAGGATGATGTTTTGCTCACATCACCGATTCATATCGATGAATTATTAACAGTTCTCAACTCTGACGAGAAAATTGCATCAGTTGTTTTGCAACGGCAGCAATGGTATTTCCACGAAGAGCCACCGAAGATTGAGGAGACTGATACGAAAATTGAGAAGTTTTATTATAGTAAAAACACTAAAACATTTCCTATCATCTTTAGTTTGTATAGAAAATCAATCGTAGATTACCCATTCAGAGAGTATTGGGGGTTTAATATTAACGAAGGAATGATTATGGTATATCTTGATCACTTCCATCAGATGTATTCTGCTCAACTCAAGGGAACAAACGGGGAAAATTTAATCGAACACATTGGCGAAGAATCTATCGGAAAGAGAATTTTGCAGGGTGAACCGAACTGGGAAAAGTTTGCTCATATGGATCCAGACTTGGTGTATTCCTCTCGAGACGGGAAGTTGATAGAGAACTAAATATACAATAATTAGAGAGGTTCTATCTCAATGGCAAAACCAAGCACTCGACAAGAACTCAAGGATTACTGCCTCCGCAAACTTGGGTTTCCAGTAATCGATATTAATGTCGACGAAGATCAATTAGAAGATCGTATCGATGACGCGCTGCAGAAGTATCGCGACTTTCATTACGATGGCACTGAGACCACATATCTCGCTCACAAACTCACGAATGCAGATATCTTAAACAAGTATGTGCAGCTCGCCGATTCAATCGTTGGAGTTTCGAGAGTATTTCCATTTACTGGCTCTACTCAATCATCAACTTCATCTGCTGGATTTAACATCTTTGATATCAATTATCAACTTCGCCTCAACGATTTCTATAATTTAACAGCCTCCTCATATACTTACTATGTTATTGCCCGCGAACATCTGTCAATGTTAGACATGATCGTTACTGGAGAAATGCCATATACCTATAATAAAAAGACAAATAGAGTGCATGTGCAAACTGGCTGGAGCGGTAAATTTATTCCTGGGAACTATATGTGTTTTCAAGCAAATCGCATAGTAGACCCAGAAGTTTATAGCAAAGTTTTTGATGACACTTGGTTAAAGAAGTATGCAACTGAGTTGTTTAAACAACAATGGGGAACAAACTTAAAGAAATACGGCAACTATGTTCTTCCTGGTGGACTCGTGATTAATGGGCAAACCATTTATGACGAAGCATCTGTTGCAATCGAAAAACTAGAGATCGATCTTCGAGATGTCTACGAAGAACCACCTCAAATGTTAGTAGGCTAAAATGGCAACATCTGTTTACTTCAACAATCAAAAGGCTACTGTTGAACAGCACCTTTTGGAAGATTTGATTATCGAATCAATCAAAAATCATGGAATAGATGTTTACTATATTCCAAGAGATTCTCAATCATCCATCGATGAACTCTTTGGTGATGATCCAGTCAAAACATTCTCACAAGCATTTAAGATTGAGATGTATCTTGAGTCATTCCAAGACTACGAAGGCAATAAAGAATTCTTCGGAAAGTTTGGTCTTGAGATTCAAGAAACTGCAAAATTGTGCATGGCAAGAAGAACATTTGAAAGATATGTCACCTCTGCATCAAAAGTAACTAGCAATGTTCCGAAAGAAGGTGATCTAATTTATCTTCCTGTGCAATTTAAATTGATGGAAATTAAATTTGTTGAAGAAGAAAAGAACTTCTTCCAGTTAGGTAAAGATGCTCGAAACCCATATATGTACGGGTTAACTGTCGAAGCGTTCAAGTATAATGGCGAGTATTTGAATACAGGTATGTCAGAGATCGATCGCATTGCTGATAAACAGGCAATTGCTACAGACTATGTGGTATCCTCTGGCGGCACTGGAACTTACACACCAGAAGAGTGGGTATATCAAGGATCTTCTCTAACCTCATCTACAGTTCGTGGTGTTGTGATAAATTGGGATAAGCCATCCTTGAAACTTAAACTTAGAAATATTCGTGGTGCGTTTGCAGCTAACACATTAATCATTGGCAATTCTAGCAATGCACGATATACTCTTGCAACTGCTTCTGATATGTTGAAGAATGCAAATGATGAGAGTATGCAAGATAATTTCCGTATTGAAACTGAAGCAGATAATATTCTAGACTTCAGCGAAGCCAACCCATTCGGTGAGCCATAATGTTTTCTAGTTCGCATTTTTATCATAGAATTATCCGCAAAATGGTAGTGGCATTTGGTACACTATTCAATGACATTCGCCTTGTTCGTTATAATAGAGCAGGGACAATAGAAATTGAAAGAATTATTGTTCCTTTGCAGTATGCTCAAAAAGAAAAATTCTATCAAAGAATTACTCAAGATCCTGAACTAACGAAAGAAGTTCAGTTAACTCTCCCAAGAATGAGTTTCGAGTTGACAAATGTTACATATGATCCTCTCAGAAAAAGAAACTTATTTTCTGAAAGTTTTTCTGCTGAGTCAGCAACAACTGTAAAAGCATTAAGAACAACTCCATATGATTTTGAATTCACATTAAACATCTATGTTCGAAATGCCGAAGATGGCACACAAATTGTTGAACAAATTCTTCCATTCTTTAATCCAGACTATACAATGACTATTGATTTTTTAGGACTTGCAGACCAAAAAACAGATATCCCATTTATTCTACAAAGTGTAAATCAAACAGTAGAAGATACAGGTGGACCAGACCCTATTCGTTTGATTACATGGTCATTAGTATTTGTTGCAAAGGGATATATGTACGGTCCGATTGTTTCTCGCGAAATTATTCGCAAGGTTACTGCAAATACATTCAATGGCATCTTCAATTCTGATAATCAAAGACTTATCACCGTATCAAATACTGGCGGTTCTGGAACATTCCAAACTGGCGAATTGGTATTTGAGGGAGAAAAACTTGACTCAGCAAATGTAACCGCATTTGTATACTCTTGGAATCCAACAAGTAATAATCTAGTTGTGACAGATGTTAATGGTATCATAAAGACAGGAAGATATATTACTGGTGTTGTTTCTAATGCATCATACAATATTGCGAGCTTTGGTACAAATGAGGCTCAACTTTCTAAATTGACTGTTCAACCA